TAAGACACCCCCGGTTGTCTTTTTGGTACCATGCTGTTTTACTTCGTATATATTGTATTGACCTAGGGAACTTGGCCCCGTTATCGCCATGCAAGATGTCCTAATACCTGAAATAGACGAGAACGTGCCGCTGCCGAAGAACGCGGCGGAAGCCTTGCCCGACCTCACCCCCGAGGCTGAGATCGAGATGCGGGCGAGGACAATTAAGTTAATTAGCGATTTGACCGGGGTGCCCATCGCTCCGGGCGAGGAAGACATGGCGACGGCAAAGCAGATTGCCAAAGCCCACCTCGAAAACCCTAAAAACCGGGTTGATTACAGTAAATATCCGAACGAAACCCTTGCCTACCTTGCAGGGTTGGTTGCCCAGAGCAACTGCATGATTGTCGATGACCTCTCCGAACTCAAAATGTACGTAGTTAATAAACTCGTATACGAGGTCGAACACGCCGACAGCAGCAAAACGCGTATTCAAGCCCTGTCAAAACTGGGCGAAGTGGACGGAATTGACGCATTTAAGCGTAGAACTGAGACCACGCACGTGATTAAGCCGATTGAAGAGGTCGAGAAGGAACTTCTCTCGGTCTTAGAAGGCATTGAATACCGAGTCATTGAGGACGCCGATGTCAGTCATGGCTAGATCAGACACGGTGAGTGAGCGCCGTGCCTATTGCGACCCTTGTGAACACAACAAAATGGGGATTTGTAAGCGTTGCGGCTGCATTATTCAGGCTAAAGCACGCCTTGCGAACCAGCGTTGCCCGATTGGGCTGTGGGGACCGGAAGAATACGGCCTAAAATCGCTGAAATTTCGCTAAAAACCCATGCAATTAACGCCTGAAAACGTCCAAAAACTCAAAACGGCCCTGCCGTTGATGCCGGATAAAGAAAAACGGCGTATTGCGGAACTTTTAAAGGCGTATCAGAACCAAATTACGCAGAAACTAGGCAAGGATCACTTCCTAGACTTCATTCACCACGTATATCCCGGCTATAAGGTGGGCCCGCACCATAGAAAACTGGCCCAGATCTTTGAAGACATAGCCGAAGGCAGGAAGAGAAGAGTCATCGTCAACATTGCCCCCCGCCATGGCAAGTCGGAGATGATTTCATACCTAGCCCCTGCGTGGTTTCTTGGGAAATACCCGCACAAAAAGGTCATCATGGCGTCTCACACCGCAGATCTAGCGGTGAACTTCGGTCGGAGGGTACGTAATCTTGTCGGCTCGGACCTTTATCGGGACATTTTTCCGAATGTTGAACTTCAGGCTGATAGTAAGTCTGCTAGTCGGTGGGGCACTAACTTTAATGGCGAGTATTTTGCTATTGGTGTTGGTGGTGCTTTGGCCGGTCGGGGCGCTGATCTCTTTATTATTGACGATCCTCATTCTGAGCAAGAGGCTAAGCAGGGCCGAGCGGATGTCTTCGACCCCGCGTGGGAGTGGTTCCAGTCAGGCCCCGTCCAGCGACTGATGCCGGGCGGTTCGATTATCGTCGTGATGACGAGGTGGTCTAAGCAGGACCTGACCGGCAAGATTGTGGATCACATGACGAAGGAAGAAGGGGCTGACCAGTGGGAGTTGGTCGAGTTCCCGGCGATCCTGAACGACAAACCGCTCTGGCCTGACTTCTGGGGTATCGAGGAGTTACTGGCTAAAAAAGCGTCGATGGACGTGCGGTACTGGCAGGCTCAGTACATGCAGGAGCCGACCTCGGAAGAAGGGGCGCTCATCAAGCGAGAGTGGTGGCAGGTGTGGGATAAAGACATGCCGCCCCAGTGCGAGCACATAATAATGAGCCTCGACGCCGCTCAGGAGAAAACCAACCGGTCGGACTTTAATGCCCTGCTCACGTGGGGGGTCTTCTTCAACGAGGAGACTAAAAACTACAACATTATCCTCCTGAACGCGATCAAAGAACGCCTTGAGTTCCCTGACCTAAAACAGCGGGTGCTGGAGGAGTACAAAGAGTGGCAGCCCGATACCTTTATCGTGGAAAAGAAGTCCAACGGTGCGGCGCTGTATCAGGAGATGAGACGGATGGGCGTGCCGATATCCGAGTTCACGCCGGGTAAGGGACAGGACAAGATCAGCCGAGTTAACGCGGTTACGGACTTATTTTCTTCCGGTATAGTCTGGGTGCCTGACCGCAGGTGGGCTTGGGAGGTTGTGGAGGAGTGTAATGACTTCCCCGCCGGTACCCATGACGACTTGGTGGACGCCACCACATTGGCCTTATTACGGTTTAGGCAAGGCGGCTTTATTCGCTTACCAAGCGATGAGCCAGAACCGACGAAGTGGTTCAAGAGCCACCGTTCGTCGGGATTTTATTAGGAGAATTTAGATGGCCGTCGATAAAAGTTTGATGGAGGCTCCCCAAGGTATCGCGGTCATTGCCGCTGACATGGAGCCGCTTGAGATCGAGATTGAGATTCCCGAGGAAGAAGGCGCGGTAATTGAACTCATTAAAGAGGACCCGCGCTCGGAAAAGTTTGACGACAACCTCGCGGAGTACATGAGCGAGAACGACCTGCAGAGTTTGGCAGGCGAGTTGATCGGTAACTACGAGCAGGACCTCTCCAGCCGCAAGGACTGGCTCGACACATATATTAAAGGTTTGAAGATCCTCGGCATTCGCTACGAGGAGAGAACCGAGCCGTGGCCGGGTGCGTGCGGCGTGTTCCACCCGCTCCTCATGGAGTCAGCGGTTAAGTTTCAGTCCGAGACGATCATGGAGACCTTCCCTGCGATGGGACCGGTCAAGACCAAGATTATCGGCAAGGAAACCCCGGAGAAGAAAGACTCGGCGGTTCGTGTCGCTGATGACATGAACTATCAGTTGACCGAGGTCATGAAGGAGTACCGCCCAGAGCATGAGCGGCTTTTATTGAGCCTCGCCCTCTCGGGTAACGCGTTTAAGAAGGTGTACTTCGACCCGAGCCTTGACCGTCAAACTGCGGTTTATATTCCGGCTGAAGACATCGTGGTGCCGTATGGCGCACCGAACCTTGAGACCGCAGACCGCGTTACGCACCGGATGCGTAAGACGAAGAACGAGTTGCGGAAACTACAGTACGCAGGCTTCTACCGTGATGTGGACTTGGGCGAGCCCATGCGCGTCATGGACGAGGTGGAGAAGCAGAAGGCTGAAGATCAGGGCTTCTCGGCATCGATGGACAATCGGTTCCAGTTGCTTGAGATGCACGTCAACCTTGAACTGCCGGGCTACCCGGATGTGGACGAGGATAACAACGAGACGGGGATCGCACTCCCGTACGTGGTGACGATTGAGAGAGGAACCGGAACTGTTTTAGCCATCCGTCGTAACTGGAAAGAAGATGACAGACGCAAAGAAAAGCGACAGCACTTTGTTCATTATGGTTACATCCCCGGATTCGGGTTCTACTACTTTGGTCTCATCCACCTTATCGGCGGACACTCTAAGGCTGCTACATCACTTCTTAGGCAACTTATCGACGCTGGAACACTCAGCAACCTTCCGGGCGGTCTCAAGTCGCGCGGGCTTAGAATTAAGGGAGACGATACGCCTATTGCTCCCGGAGAGTTCCGAGACGTAGATGTGCCGAGCGGCGCAATCCGCGACAACATTCTGCCGCTTCCGTACAAGGAGCCGAGCCAGACCCTCTCCATGCTGATGGACAAAGTGGTCGAAGAGGGACGCCGTTTTGCTGCGGTGTCTGACCTCAAGATCAGCGATATGTCTAGCCAAGCGCCGGTCGGTACCACACTAGCCGTGCTGGAGCGCGTTCTGAAAGTGATGACGGCGGTGCAGGCTCGCGTGTACTACGCGATGAAGCAGGAGTTCAAACTGCTTGCCGGAATCATCCGTGACAACACGCCGGAAGAGTATTCGTACGAACCGGAAGTGGGGGATCGTAAGGCCAAGAGAGCAGACTACGACGACGTTGATGTCATTCCCGTGGCTGATCCCAATGCTGCCACGATGTCGCAGAAGGTTGTGCAATACCAAGCGGTACTTCAACTCTCGCAGACCGCTCCGCAACTTTACGATCTCCCCTATCTCCACCGGCAGATGATCGAGACTCTTGGCGTGAAGAACGCTGAGAAGATTGTCCCGTCGGCAAAGGATGCCAAGCCGCGTGATCCGGTCACGGAGAACATGGACGCACTGACAGGCAAGCCCTTGAAGGCGTTTATCTATCAGGACCACGAGGCACACATCGCGGTTCACATGGCGCTCGGCCAAGATCCGAAGATGGCACAGATGATCGGGCAAAACCCGATGGCACAGCAGATCACTGCTGCACTCCAGTCACACATCATGGAGCACATGGCGTTTCAGTATCGCCGTGAGATCGAGAAGCAGTTGGGCGTCAGTCTCCCGCCGCTTCCGCAAGACGACAACGAGGAGTATGACCTGCCGCCTGAGATTGAAGTTCAGTTGGCACAGATCAGTGCAGCCGCCGCTGCACGCGTCCTCCAGAAGGACAAGGCAGAAATGCAGATGCAGCAGGCCGCGCAGCAGATGCAGGACCCGCTCGTGCAGATGCAGCAGATGGACCTCCAGATCAAGCAGATGGAGGCTCAGACGAAGCAGATGAAAGCGCAGATGGAGGCCCAAGCCAAGGCTGAGGAACTGCGGCTCAAGGAACAGCAGTTGTACGCTAACGCTGCTGCGAAGGAAGACGAGTTGCGGCTCCGTGAGGCTGAGATCTCAGGCCGTCAACAACTTGAAGCGGCACGCCTCGGTGCGGACATTGAGAAGCACAAGGCGCAAGAAGCCAACCGTCAGGAGTTGGAAGGGACGCGGATCGGCGTCGATATCGCCAAGAGCAAGCAGATGGCCAACATGCAACGAATGGCGCAACTGATTCAAAGTCAGAAAGGTGAGAAGCCAAAGGGAGGATAAATGGGTTATTCAAACGCTCTGGAATACTTGGATTCAAAACTCCAAGAAGAGCGCACTTTAATTGTTGAAGCCTTGATCCAAGGCAAATTGGATGAGGGTGAATACAAGCGACTTTGCGGGGCCTTACAGGGTCTTGAACTCGCAAAGAATCACATCAAAGACCTTGCAAAACGCTTGGAGCGCGACGATGAGTAATATCGACATTGAGGCTACTAAGGAGCAGGCAGAGAAAGCCAAACTCCTCCCGGAACCGAAAGGCTTCCGTCTCCTCTGTGCTGTCCCACAGGTAGAGGAGGAATACGACGGTGGGATTATTAAGGCTGAGGACACTAAACGTGTTGAGGAGCAGACCACGGTGGTCCTGTTCGTCATCAAGATGGGTGACCTTGCCTATGCAGATAAGGAGCGGTTCCCCACCGGGCCTTGGTGCAAGGAAGGCGACTTTGTCCTGACCCGTCCCTACTCGGGCACCCGCGTGGTTATCCACGGCAGGGAGTTCCGCATCATCAACGACGACACGGTAGAAGCGGTGGTCGATGACCCCCGTGGTATCCGTCGCGCATAGGAGTAGATCATGGTAGAGAAAGAGGAATTTAAGTTCCCGGATGAGGCCACTATTGAGATTGAGGCCGGAATGCCGGAGGAAGAAAAAGTCGAGGCTAAACAAGACGTTAGCGATGACTTAGACATAAAGATTGAAGACGACACCCCGCCAGAAGATCGGGGTCGTAAGCCCCTGCCCAAGAAGATGGTAGAGGAGTTGGAGAACGAAGACCTTGAGGAGTACTCCGAGAAGGTCAAAAAGCGTCTCTCCCAGATGAAGAAAGTCTGGCACGACGAGCGTCGTGAGAAGGAAGCCGCCTTGCGGGAGAAGGAGGAAGCCCTGCGCTTCGCCCAAGCCCGTGAGCAGGAACTTAGGCAGATCAAAGATCGGGCGACCAAAAATGAAAAAGCCTTCCTACGGGAGGTGGCTAAGTACGCCGATTATGAATTGGTCATTGCCAAGGAGAAACTGAAGCAGGCTTATGAGTCGGGCGATTCTGAGTTGATTACCAATGCTCAGGAGAAACTGACTGACGCCAAACTCAGACTACAAAATCTCCAGAGATATCAGCCCTCTTTACAAGAGTCTGAAGAGAGAGTAGAACAAACCCAACAGGTAGCGACACCGCAAAGTGCCCCCGAGCCACAAGCCGATCCAAAGGCTGCGGCATGGCGGGATAAAAACACTTGGTTTGGTGTGGACGAGGAGATGACTGCCCTCGCACTCGGCCTGCACGAAAAATTAGTCCGGTCCGGTATAGATCCTCGCACTGACGAGTATTACCGCCGAGTCGATGAGACGATGAGGAGACGCTTCCCCGAAGCATTTGACGATGTGGAGGAAGAAGAGAAACCTCAAACGAAGCAGGCCCAAAAACCTGCTCGCACAAAACCGGCTACTGTCGTAGCGCCAGTAACGCGGGGAACCGCGCCGCGTCAGGTCCGCCTGACACCGACTCAAGTTGCGATAGCCAAAAAACTTGGATTGAGCAACGAACAGTACGCAAAAGCAATGATTCAACTGGAGAATGACAATGGCTGAGAACAGACTCGTACGTGAACTTGAAAATCGAGAATCTGCACAACGTAAAGTGACTTGGACGCCCCCGCAGGTCCTACCTGCTCCGAAAGAGCAGCCGGGCTGGGTGTTCAGGTGGATCCGGACCAGCATCATGGGAGTCGCAGACCCCACGAATACGTCCGCAAAACTTCGAGAGGGTTGGGAGCCTTGTAAGGCAGAAGACCACCCGGAGTTGATGTTACAGGCCGATCCGAACTCCCGATTTAAGGGAAACATTGAGATCGGCGGGCTGTTGTTATGCAAGGCCCCTGAAGAGATGATGAAGCAGCGTGATGATTTCTATCTCAAGCAGGCTCAGTCTCAGATGGATGCCGTGGATAACAACTTTATGCGAACGAACGATCAGCGTATGCCGCTCTTTAACGAGAAGCGTTCATCGACTTCGTTCGGTCGCGGCGGTAAATAAATTCATCTTTTAGGAGTATCAAATGGCTTATCCCACTGTTGATGCACCTTATGGACTGAAGCCGGTCAACTTGGTTGGCGGTCTTCCGTTCGCTGGTGCTACGCGACAGATTCCGATTGGGAGCAACTACGGCACTGCCATCTATAACGGCGATGTCGTGCAGTTGAACTCGTCGGGAAATGTCATCATCACGACCCTTCAGAACGATGCCTCCCCGATTGCGGGCGTCATCGGTGTGTTCCTCGGCTGTTCGTACACGAACCCGGCCACGAAGCAGAAACTCTTCTCGCAGTACTATCCGGGAAGCGTGGTTGCTGACGACATTACGGCTTACGTTTCGGATGACCCGAACGCGCTGTACAAGGTTGTCAACGTGACGAGCAACGTTGCGAACAGCACCTCGGGCGGTCTTCTCCCGGCTTACATTTCCCGTGCCAACTCGTTTGGTACCAACGCGGAACTCGTGCTCAACACGGGCTCTTCGACCACGGGTAACAGTAAGATGGGCGTCTTCATCAACAACGTGACGACTTCACTGCCGTTCCGTGTGGTTGATGTTGTGACCGATTCGGTTAACAGCAGCGGCAACTTCGTCGAGTTCATCGTCAAGTTCAATGCTGGCTACCACGCGTATAACAACGCGTCGGGCACCTAATAGGAGTTGTAAGAAATGGCTATTTCACGCGCACAACTTCTTAAGGAACTCCTCCCCGGCTTGAATGCCCTGTTTGGTCTTGAGTACAAGCAGTATGGTGAGGAACATAAGGAGATCTACGAGACTGAGACCTCCGAGCGTTCCTTTGAAGAAGAGACGAAACTCAGCGGATTCTCCGCTGCCCCGGTGAAGCCGGAAGGCCAAGCGATTGCGTACGATAACGCGCAAGAGGCTTGGACGGCTCGCTACAACCACGAGACGATTGCTCTCGGCTTCTCCATCACGGAAGAGGCTGTGGAAGACAATCTGTACGACTCGCTCAGCAAGCGTTACACGAAGGCTCTTGCTCGCGCCATGGCGTACACCAAGCAGGTTAAGGCTGCTGCAGTGCTCAACAACGCGTTTGCTGCCGGTGTGACCGGTGGTGACGGCGTGTCGCTCTGTAATGCCAACCACCCGCTCGTCTCGGGCGGTGTTAACAGCAACCGTCTGACCGCCTCGGACCTCAACGAGACTTCGCTTGAGGCTGCGGTGATTCAGATCGCTGGCTGGACCGACGAACGTGGTCTGCTCATTGCTGCGAAGCCCCGCAAACTCATCGTGCCCCCGGCTCTGATGTTCGTTGCTAAGCGTCTTCTCGACACGGAACTCCGTGTTGCGACGGCGGATAACGACATCAACGCCCTCAAGGCGATGGGTTCGATTCCGGAAGGCTACACGGTCAACCACTTCTTGACTGACCCGAACGGCTGGTTCCTCCGAACTGACGTTCCGAACGGTCTGAAGCACTTTGTCCGTACGCCGCTTGCCAACAGCATGGACGGTGACTTCGACACGGGCAACGTGCGGTACAAGAGCCGCGAGCGTTACTCGTTCGGATGGTCCGATCCGCTGGGCATCTTCGGTTCGCCGGGCGCGTCCTGATGAACTAGGCGAGGGGGGCTTCGGCCCCCCTTTCCTTTTGGGATTCCTAGGCGTATATAGTCGTTCATCGGGAAAATTCGGTTTATCAGACAGGCCCGACTGACGACATGCAGACTGATAAACCTAACTCGCATGTGAGGTAATTTAAAATGGCTGTTACAACTTTTTCCGGCCCGGTAGTTTCTCAGAACGGTTTCATCGTTGGCTCCGGCGCTACTATTTCTAAGGTTCTTAGCGCATCCGCTTCGCTCAACTTCGGTTCAATTGCCGCTGCGGCTCAGGCTGACCTGACCATCACGGTAACGGGCGCGGCAACTGGCGACGAAGTGATCATGGGTCTTCCGGCTGCTCCGGCTGCGGGCATCGTTTTCAACGCGTTTGTCTCGGCTGCGAATACGGTCACGGTTCGTGCAAGCAACATTTCCGGTGCCCCGGTTGACCCGGCTGCTGCAACGTACAATGTGATTGTGCTGTCCGCCTAACAGGAGCCGCATAAATGGCTATGCAAACAGATGTCTTAGCCAGTGGAGTGCGGACGACGGATGGGCTGCTGCAGGATCAGGCCGGGAATGACCTCGGTCGCGTTCGTGTAAAAGCCGTCTACATCATCCCCGCCGCTGGCGCAGGCAGTGTGGTCTTTAAGGACGGCGGTGCCTCGGGCACGACCCGAATGACGATCAACACGCTCGCCAACTCCACGGCCCCGGATTACGTACTGCTTCCGGGCGAAGGTCTGGTGTTCCAGACTAACGTATACGTGGATGTCACGACCATTGGCTCGGTGATGGTGTTCTATGGCTAAAACCCCTGCGTGGCAGCGCAAGGAAGGGAAAAACCCTGCTGGCGGCTTAAATGCCAAAGGCAGGGCTTCCTATAACCGCGCCAATCCCGGTAAGCCGGGTCTCAAGCGTCCTCAGCCGGAAGGCGGGGCTCGGCGTGATTCGTTCTGTGCCCGAATGAAAGGCATGAAGCGCAAACTCACGAGCGCCAAGACAGCCAAAGACCCAAACAGCCGAATTAACAAATCCTTGAGAGCATGGAACTGTTAGGCCATGGAGATGCTAATTTGGAACATGATTCTGACAGGAATCGTGGCGTTGCTTGGTTTTGTGGTTAAAGAGAAATTTGCCGAGTTACAGAGGCTCGGCATTTTGCTAAATAGGACACGAGAAGAAGTGGCCCGAGACCACATTACCAGAGCCGAAGTTCGTGAAGATATGCGGCAGTTGATTGACCGGCTGGAGAAGTTGGATCAGAAAATTGATCAACTTATAAAAAATGCCAAGTAAGTCAAAGGCGCAGCACAATTTGATGGCGATGGTTGCTCATGACCCCAAAGCAGCCAAGCGCATGGGTATCCCTCAATCTGTGGGTCGTGACTACGTTGAGGCCGATAAAGGCCGCAAATTCGGTTCTGGAGGACCTATGAAAGAGTCAAAAGCAATGATGAAGAAGGAAGTGTCGTTCATGAAAAAGAAAGGCGCTCCGAAGTCCATGATTAAGCACGAAATGAGCGAAATGGCTGACAAGGCTGGTCGCGCTATGAAGCGCCGTACGCCGGACACCATGGGTCGTGCGATGGTCAAGGGTTACAAGGAAGGCGGTTCGGTCGGCGGTTCCTACCGTCGCGGTGCCGATGGCATCACGTCCAAGGGTAAGACCAAGGGCAAGATGGTCAAGATGGCTTACGGCGGTAAGTGTTAATGAAGCGGTACGAAGAAGGCGGGGAAGTACCCAAGCCAGTTAAGCCCCTGCCGAAGGGCCCGCAAGGTCCGCGCAAGTACGTCACCCGCGAGGAGCGTATTCGACGCGAGCAGGAGCAGAAGGATAAGCAGGCTGAGATGGAGCGCAAAATGCGTGAAGCATACGAGCGCGTTCAGTCCCAGAGCGTCTCCGGCATGAAGTCGGGTGGCGCTGTTAAATCCTCTGCTTCCAAGCGTGCTGACGGCTGCGCCGTAAAAGGTAAGACCCGAGGTCGGATGATCTAACTATGAACCGCATCCCGAAGTACACCGCTGGGATGTTTAAAAAGAAGATGCCTCGTTTCGGGGCGTCTTCTATTCGTATGCCACGCATTCCTAAGCCCCCTAAGCCTAAAAAGTTTCAGGAAGGCGGCGATGTAAATGAGGAAGTCGTTGCGTACGACCCACGCGATCCGCGAGTAGCCGACCTTCTTAAGCGTATGGATGTGCCTTACGAGGACATCGTAAGACTGCGTAACCGTGCGGTTGTGCGGGGCAAAACTGGCCCCTATCGTGGCAGTGGCAAGGCTTTCAGAGAGCCCATTATCGGGTACGACCAGAAGAGTAACGAGTACTATCTGATCGAATCTGAAGAGCATAGCCCCCCTTTTTACAAGGGTAAGGGCGAGAGACTCGGCAACGTTAAGATCGAAAGTAGAGCCTCTGGCGGCAGGATTAAGTCGTCTTGCTGCCGTGGCGATGGCGTTGCTAAAAGGGGCAAGACCCGGGGCAAATTTATATGATGCCGTCACGTGGAATGGGTGCCATGTCCCCTAAAAAGATCCCCCGAGCAAAGCGCAGGGGGGATGACAAACCCGTACTGGGGACTGGGAAACCGATTAAAACTTTCGCCAAGGGGGGCGAGAGCCGCGTGAACGAGGCTGGGAACTACACCAAGCCGGGAATGCGTAAGGCGCTCTTTGAGTCGATCAAGGGACGGGCTGTGCAGGGTACCAAGGCTGGTCAGTGGTCAGCACGTAAGGCACAGTTGTTGGCTAAGCAGTACAAGGCCAAAGGTGGCGGATATAAGTCATGAAGGCTCCTCAACAGTCCCTTAAAGCGTGGACGGCACAAAAATGGAGAACCAAAAGTGGTAAGCGATCTTCTGACACGGGTGAAAGATACCTTCCGGAGGCTGCTATCAAAGCCCTCTCCCCCGCCGAGTATTCCCGAACCTCCGCCGCCAAACGTAAAGGTAAAGCGCAAGGTAAACAGTTTGTCGCGCAACCTAAAGGCGTTAAAGAAAAAGTAAAGCCGTATAGACGGCGGGGGATGTAATGGCCGACAAAACGACAGCCACAACCGACTTTAACCTCGACCTCAACACGATTGTGGAGGAGGCTTTCGAGCGTTGCGGTGCGGAACTGCGTAGCGGTTACGACCTGCGTACGGCTAAGCGCAGTTTGTCGTTGCTTCTGATGGACTGGGCCAACCGAGGTATTAACCTCTGGACGCTAGAGCAGGGCACGCACACGCTGTCGTACAACACCGGCACGTACGATCTTCCGGCTGACACGGTAGATTTGCTTGACCACGTGATCCGCACGGGCACGGGTACGAACCAGATCGACATCAACATCAGCCGTATCTCCTCCAGCACCTACGTGGCAATTCCGAACAAGAACGCAACGGGTCGCCCAATTCAGATTTGGATCAATCGGCGTACGGGCGCTACAGACTCTGCCGGTAACGTGGTTTACCCGCAGTTCACGGTGTGGCCGAAGCCGGACAACAGTACAACTTACACCCTGTACTACACCCGCCTGCGCCGGATGTTCGATGTTGGAAATGGCTCCAACGGTCAGGACATTCCATTCCGCTTCCTGCCCTGCATGGTGGCGGGGCTGGCCTATATGCTCTCGATGAAGATTCCGGGGGCTGATGCTCGGACGATGGTGCTAAAGGCTCAGTACGATGAGGCTTGGGATCTGGCCGCAGGTGAGGATCGTGAAAAGGCTGCGGTGCGCTTCGTACCGCGTCAATCGTTCTTAGGCGGGTACTGAGATGCCTAATAGGTTTGCATCCGGCAAACACGCTATTTCGCAGTGCGACCGCTGCGGGTGGCGCTATAAGTTGAAGGATCTCAAACCGCTCGTCATCAAGACGAAGAACGTCAATATCCTTGTCTGCGTAGAGTGTTGGGAGCCAGATCAGCCGCAGTTGTCGCTCGGTCTGTATCCAGTGGACGACCCGCAGGCAATTAGGAACCCAAGACCGGACACGACTTATTTTGCACCCGGCAACGACGGTGCGGGTGGTAGTAGAATGATCCAATGGGGCTGGAACCCCATTGGTGGCGCTCAGGCGGATGATGCGGGGCTTACCCCCAACTATCTCGTCTCAAAAAGCGAGGTAGGCAACGTAACGGTCGTAGTGACCTAGGAGACTGAGATGGACATGAAGGCAATGCTGAAGAAGCACATGGCAAAGGGCAAAGGCGCTCATCCGGACGCTGACGTTAAGAAGATGCGTGCGGGTGGCAAGACCAATGCCGAAATGAAGAAATACGGGCGCAACATGGCTAAGGTCATGAATCAGCGTAGCCCGATGCGTAAGTCGTCGGGCCCGAGGTAATCACTATGGGTAAGCCAGACTTTAAGTTCTTCGATTGGAGCATGGACCCAATCGGTAAGTACAAGCAGCCGGAGCCGAACAACTACCCGACTGGTCAGAACGGCTATCCTGAGAAGGACATCAATGTGGGCGTGACTCACATGGATATGCAGGGTGCTGGCGCTGCCACTAAGGGCAAGAAGTTCATTGCAGAAGTGAACCTGCAGAAGGGTGGCTTGGCTGGTGTTCTGACGCGTCAGGGTAAAGAGCGCGGTTAAGACATGAACTACGCAACGCTTGTTACATTGGTACAGCAGTACTGCGAATCGACGGAAACGTCGTTCGTGGCGAACATTCCTACCTTTGTGCAACTTGCGGAAGAGCGGATCTACAACTCGGTTCAGATCCCGGCCATTCGTCGCAATCAGATTGGCACGTTAAGTATTAACAACAAGTACCTGACGCTGCCGTCTGATTGGCTGGCGACGTTCTCGCTTGCGGTGATCGACCCGGTTACTAACGCTCAAGAGTTCTTGCTTGATAAGGACGTAAACTTTATCCGCCAGTCCTACCCGGACCCGGATGACACGGGCAAGCCCAAGTATTACGCGATTTTTGACGATAATACTTTCATCCTCGGCCCGACGCCTGACTACAACTATCAAGTAGAAATGCACTACTACTATTACCCGCAAAGCATCGTTACGGCGGGTACTTCGTGGTTGGGCGATAACTACGAAAATATTCTGTTGTACGGAACGCTGCGCGAAGCCTACACCTACTTGAAGGGTGAGGCCGACATGATGCAGTACTACGAGCAGAAATATCAGGAAGCGGTGCAGCAGTTGGCTCGCCTTGGCGACGGCCTCAATCGCCGTGATGCGTACCGTTCTGGTCAAGTTAGGTTGCCGGTCACGTCATGATCTACCAGACGCTTACGCTCAGTTTTAAAGATCAGATCCTCAAAGGGGAGCATGATCTTTTGGTGGACACCGTCAAGTTGGCGCTTTACACGAGCAATGCCACGCTTGATGAGAACACTACGGCGTACTCTGTGACGCATGAAGTTAGTGGCACCGGCTACTCGTCGGGCGGTATCGTACTGACAGGCGTGACCATTACTAAAGGCGACAGCGTGGTCTACGTCAATTTCAATAATGCTGTATGGAACCCGGCTTCCTTTACGGCGGCAGGCGGTTTGATCTACAACGCGAGTAAGAGCAACAAGTCTATAGCGGTCCTGAGTTTTGGCGCGGACAAGACTGCTACGAACACCTTCACGGTGCAAATGCCTGCCAACACTTCCACTTCTGCGCTGCTTCGATTCACTTAAGGAGTTATTGAGATGCTTACTAACAAAGCAAAGTCGGTAGACGAAGCAGCGGCTTCGATTACCCGGAACGACGGCGCGAAGGAAGGTCTTCGTGGCGGCGGTGTTTTCAAGGTTGAGTGCCGTGATAAGGACGGCAATCTCAAGTGGTCTGCTGAGTCGCACAACCTCGTGGTTGATGTCGGCCTTCAGGACATGAACACGCAGTACTTCAAGGGCGTCTCCTACACGGCGGCTTGGTACATCGGTCTTTACGGTGCGGGGGCATCGAACACCCCGGCGGGTTCGGACACGATGGCGCTACATCCGGGTTGGACCGAGATCACTCCGTACAGCAACGCGACCCGTCCTGCGGCAGTGTTTGGCACGGCTTCGACGGCAGATCCTTCGGTTATTACGAACTCGGCCTCCCCGGCTCAGTTCAACATCAATGCGTCGGCCACGGTGGGCGGTGCGTTCTTGGTGAGCAACAACACGAAGGGCGGCTCGACCGGTATTCTGTTCTCGGCTTCGGACTTCCAAGCCCCCGGTGATCGTACGGTGGCGTCGGGCGATACGCTCAATGTGACCTACACCTTCAGCCTTGATGCGGCTTAATAGGAGTTAGACATGGCTACTTTCAAAAAAGGCGATAACGTCAAGGTCAAGGCTGTTGTGCCGGAAGGTCCGGTCCAATCCATTCGCATGGACGACGAAGGCGTTGTTCATTACCTCGTCGAGTGGACGAATGCGAACGGCGAAGTTCAACAGCGTTGGTTTGCGGAACACGAACTGATCGGAGCCTGAAATGGCTCTGGTACTCGCTGATCGAGTAAACGAAACCACAACGACTTCTGGTACTGGGACAATCACCCTAGCCGGGGCAGTCCCTAATTATCAGACGTTTGCCGTTATCGGTAATGGGAACCAAACCTATTACACGATCTTCCATCAGACTCTTTCTGAGTGGGAAGTGGGCATCGGCACGTACACCTCTGCGGGGACTCTGCTCTCCCGAGATACGGTGCTGTCTTCGTCCAACGGCGGCAGTCTCGTCAACTTCTCAGCCGGTACCAAGAACGTCTTCTGCGATTACCCCGCAGGCAAGGCTGTCTTTGAGGACGTAAACGATAACGTCACGGTAGCCGGTAACGTCGTTGCAGGTAACGGCATCTTTGTGAATGCCACGACAGTGACGAACAGTTACACCATCGCAGCCGGATACAACGGCATTTCGGTCGGCCCGATGACGGTCGGTCCCGGTGCTACGGTCACAGTGTCTTCCGGACAAATTTGGACGATCCTGTAATGAGCATTATTAGCGCAGGCACAACGACCACCACCGCGTTCAAAGTCACTGGAGACACGACAGGTTCGTTAGTTCTCAAGACTGGGGCGAGCGGCCTTACGGCAGTTGATATTGATGCCTCTCAGGTCGTCACGATTGGCAACATTGCTGTTACGGGCGGCACGATCAACAACACCGTCATTGGCGGTACGACGGCGGCTGCGGGTACTTTCACGACGCTCAGTGCAGCGAGCACGGTTACGTTCAACGGTGGCACGGCCAACGGCGTTGCGTATTTAAATGGTTCTAAGAACCTGACGACCGGTTCGGCGCTGGTGTTTGACGGCGCTAACCTCGGTGTTGGTACAGCGAGCCCCGTATATAGGGTTGACGCGCTGCTTGGCGCTGGCTCGGGCAACATCGTGCGTTTTGGTCAAAGCGGCGTTTCTAACGGTTACACGATCACGACTAATGGCACTGCACTGACCCACGATTGGTCTAACGGCGGCGGCGTTGCTATGTCGCTCAACACATCCGGCAACCTCGGCGTCGGCACGAGCAGTCCGGCGTACCGTCTTGATGTTGAGCGGTCTGGCGACGGAATTACGGCAGGTATTGCAGGCGGTACCTATGGCATCCGCTTTGACAACGGCGGTACCTTCAGCAGTGGCATGTCCACGATTCACGGCGTAGATAGCACGCTTGTAGGATCTTACCAACCCATCATGCTGAATGGCTCTGACGTAAGGTTTGGTACGTCTGCCACCGAACGTGCCCGTATTGCGTCAACTGGGTTCAGATTTGGTTTGGGCACAACTGACCCAACAAGCAACGGCGGTTCAGACGCAACCGTCATGCACTTACACAACCCGTCTGTGGGTCAGTGGTCACTTAACCACTACACTACTGGTTCGACTGGTTCTGCCGGTGGGGACGGCACCATCGCCGGGCTTATTGGTTCTGACTATTACATTTTTAACTACGAAAGTAGCAATCTTATTTTTGCCACTAGTTCTGCCGAACGCGCCCGCATCACGTCGGCTGGAAATTTTGGAATTGGCACGACAAGCCCATCTTTCAAATTCCACGTTAAAGGCGTTGGGTCTTACGACGGAAACATTTTTGCTGATAACTCCTCTACTACGGGCGGCGGTATTTTTGGTATCGGCGTCAACGGTACTCGCGTTGCGTTCATAAGCACAAGCGGATCAGCAGTTGGCGATACCAGCCAAGACATTGCTATTTTCAACGAGACCAACAACGGTATTCGGCTTTATACGAATAGCGTCGAACGCGTTCGTATTACATCGGCGGGGTTGGTAGGAATAGGTACGTCAAGCCCCGCAACAAGACTAGACGTAGCCGGAAAAATACGACTTACTCCTAACACTGCTGACCTTAATTATCTTGCGGAAGTTTATGCAAACTATGACTCCGCACATCCGTTTCAGATAGACGTTAAAAACAACGGCACTACTTTTGAGACGCTTGGTGTTTACGCTAACGGTGGCGGCGGTAATGAGAGATTAACTGTCCCGAGTATGCCACTTGTAGTTGGCGGAACTACGGTTTACGGAAAAGTATCGGTATACGCAAATAGCAACGGCGTTAATGACGTTTGGATAAGAAACGACAGCGCCGGGTCTTCTTCTCAGTGCGGTCTTGTTCTTAATGCGTCAGGTAACTCATGGCGCATGGGGATGGGGTCAACCGCGAATAACAGTAACGCGCTGACTTGGGTATTGGATGTCTCCGCTCCGTCAGAAAAGATGCGGCTGACGACGGGCGGAAATTTGTTGATTGGAACTACAAGCGCAACTTTTGCCAGCGCAAACGGGGGAATTCAAGTCGGCGGTTCTGGTGGCGGTGGAACCATAAATATATCAGGTGGGTACACTGCGGATGCCGCGCTAAATGTTAGAGATTTTGCTAATAACTTAGTCTCGTTTTTCTTTTCGTCTACGAAAGTAGGCTCTATCACAACCAATGGTAGCACCACCGCTTACAACACTTCCTCCGACCGCCGGTTGAAGGACAATATCGTCCCGGCTCCAAGTGCTAGTAGTGTCATCGATGCTATTCAAGTCGTAAGCCACGACTGGAAGGCGGGCGGCCACACACGCTACGGTATGATTGCTCAAGATCTGCATGAGGTCGCCCCGGAAGCCGTCAAGGTTGGTGACAGCGGTGAAGAAGTAAAAGATATTTGGGGCGTGGACTACAGCAAACTCGTGCCGATACTTGTGAAAGAACTGCAATCTGTCCGCGCTCGTTTGGCTGCTTTGGAGGCCAAGTAAATGCCCATCATCCTTAATGGCACCACAGGTATTACGACACCCGGCATTACGAACACGGGGCCGTTTACTTTCCAAGGTACTGTTGAACTTCCGGCTGGCACGGTGGGTGCTCCGTCCCTGACTACGACGGGCGATACGAACACGGGTATTTACTTCCCTGCTGCGAACCAAGTTGCCATTGCGACGGATGGGGTGCAGCGCGTTACGGTAGACGCTACCGGGAGTCTGTTAGTTGGCAATACTTCCCCGATTGCGCTTACGGGGTATACGGTTGTCGGTCAATTTAAGAATAGTTTAGGCATCGTTTCTAACAACGATGAGTACGCCGGAGCCATCCTTAGAGAATCTAGTTCATCAAACTCGATTAGTTTAAATGCTGATCCCGGCAACCTTAGAGCAAATTCGTTTTTATCGTTTGGTATAGACGGTACCGAGCGGGCTCGTTTTGACTCCTCCGGCAACCTCGGTCTGGGCGTGACGCCGAGTGCGTGGTCTGTTGTTAAAGCGTTTCAGATTCAGCGCACCGCGTTATCGTCTTATTCTGATGGGTCGCCAAACGCCTCAACGCAATTTACCACCAACGGTTATTACGACGGCAGTTGGAGATACATAGCAAACATTGGCGTAGCCCAATATGAGCAGATTACTGCTGGCGGTGGCGCACATAGATGGTTTGTTGCTCCTTCAGGTATTGCTGGGAATGCCGTTACGCTCACGCAGGCGATGACGCTTGATGCGTCGGGACAATTATTGGTTGGCGATACCGCACAGGCTGGCGTCAATTCGCGTGGATATTTTAGACAAGCCGCCGACGGAGATTGGAGAGGCGTAAGCATTATTTCTGCTGCGTCTAATCAATTTATTGGGGGTTTGTATATTGACTCCTCCGGCAATTTTAATATCGCGCAGTCATACCTTGGCGCAAGTTCTTATCAGGCAATTGCTTTTAGGACTGGTGGCACCGAACGCGCCCGCATCACGAGCGGGGGGGATTTTGGGATTGGGACGAGCAGTCCGTTGCAAAAATTAGACGCTCGTGGCTCGGTTACTATTGGTAGTTCTGCTACTACTATTGGAGTTATCAGCAGGTCGGTTGTGCCATCCGGCTCACAAGGCATGTTCTTAACAGCCAACTACAATCAGGCTGAAAATAACGGGACACTTACTTGGGCTGATACATCAAGTTACGGAGCAGGCATTTATCTAGGCGGTAATGCTCCAGACGCTTTTGGTGGCTCGGTAAACATCTATGCTTATAGTTCTGGGGCTAGCGGAAACTTAATTACTTTTAACCGCAGGACTGGTGCAGGTACCGTTGGGGAAAGCGCCCGCATCACGTCGGCGGGAAAATTGCTGGTTGGGACGACTACGGCGGGTTACGGGCTGTTTAGTGAACAGCGTGTAACTATAAACCCAACAAATGACGGGATTGTCGTTGCCCCATTGCAGCAAAACGTTTCTGCATATACGGTACAAGCAAACAACGATACTGGTACTCGTTATGCGTTGTACATTGCCAATGGCTCCAGCGCAGCGGTCGGTAATATTTCGTTCACTAGTGCCGCAACAGCGTACAACACATCGTCTGATCGTCGCCTAAAAGAAAACATTGCTGCATCTGACGATGCCGGATCGCTAATTGACGCTATTGGGGTTGTCAAGCACGACTGGAAAGTAGGCGGGCATGTTCGTTATGGCGTAATCGCTCAAGACCTGCATAACGTTGCTCCAGAAGCGGTCACGGTTGGCGATCCCGAAGATGTGGAAACCCTCAAAAACCCTTGGGGCGTGGACTACAGCAAACTTGTCCCGATGCTTGTGAAAGAAATTCAGTCTCTCAGGGCGCGGCTTGCCGCTGCCGGGATTTAAAGGATTTAACTAATGGCTAACATTCTCAACGCAGACAACGGTGCAGTATCGGGCTCAGCCGGTATTAAGTTGTCTTCGGATACCTCGGGCGTACTGAACATTCAGACGAACGGGGCGACGGCCATTTCGATCTCGTCCTCGCAGGTGGTGTCGTTCCCGGCGACATCGGGCATTAGTTTCGGCGGACAGATTACCTTTGCTGCAGGCACGGCTGCGGCTCCGTCCATCTCGGTCACGGGTGATACCAACACCGGTATTTTCTTCCCTGCGGCAGATACGATTGCGTTCTCGGAAGGTGGTGTTGAGGCGGCTAGGTTTGACTCTAACGGGCGGCTTAACCTCGTTAATAACCCGATCTTTAACGCGGGCACGGCTAATGGCGTTGTCTATCTCAACGGGTCCAAGTCGGCTACGAGCGGGAGTGCGCTGACGTTTAGCGGGAGTTCTTCATACCCAACTTTCAAAGTTGTCGGTACTCAAGAGCCAAGCCTGTATCTAGAATTTGGGATCGGTTACGCGCAGTGGTACAACAGTTACGGCAACATCGGCCTTAATGCATTCCTGAGCGGCGAAGGTAAGTCGCTCAACTCACAAGTCATTTATTTCGAAGGCTATAACAACACCGCTGACGCTTCTCTGCAGTTGTTTGACGGGAAAGTCTACATCCTTGGTAACGGCAATGTCGGCATCGGGACGAGTAGTCCGGGCGTAAAATTCACCGCTCAAGCAAGTTCAGCGTCTGAAATTGACATTGCAAGATTCCGTGTACTTAACGGTGCAAGCGGCGTTTTCCTTGACATCGGCGGCGACGAGCCAAACAGACTGATTACGTTTGATGCTACAGGCGCGGCTGCGTGTTCTTACGTTTTCCGGTCTGGCGGCACCGAGCGGATGCGCCTTAACACCTCCGGCAACCTCGGTATTGGTACGAACAACCCGGCATATCGGCTAGATGTTGTTATAGGTGGCGGGGATACTTATAACGGGCGCTTTAGAAACAGTAGTACGTCAACTAATGACTACAATACTACGCTTTGGAATCAAGGCGCAGCGGGAAGTGCAACTGGCTATGTAGGCACGGGCGGCTCTACTGTTGGAAACGCCGCGTTTCAAAATACGTTTGTCGTTGGTACGCAAAGCAGTAACCCTTTGGTGTTTGCTACAGCAGATGCTGAACGCGCTCGGATAGATACGTCCGGCAATTTCAGTCTTGTTAACAATGGCACTTCATTCCAATGGACTAACAGCGGAAATAACGTCGCTATAAACGGCTCTTCCGGTGTTTTATCGTTTTATACCGGAACAACTTCTTATGCTGAGCGCTTCCGTATTACGGGGGCGGGGAATGTTGGAATCGGCACAACTACTCCCGGCTCATATAGAACTTACATTTCATCCAGTGTTCAGGGACTGTTTGTTCAGTCTGGCGCAGGCGGCTATACATCACTCGGGTTTACCGGAGATAGCGGCACGACAAACGCGTCGTTTACAACTTTCGGCGGGGCTATCTACATCGGCTCTTTGAATGCTGGCGGCACAGGCTCCAACGCTGAATTAGTAATTGAACCTTCAACTACCACGCGTGCCCGTATCACGAGCGGCGGTAACTTTAATATCCCTACAGCCGGAGCAACGCTTAATTTAGGTCTTGCCGCTAGTCCCGTTGGTAGCCTTGTTGGGTCACTAAACTTCCTTGGTTATACAACCGGGTACGGCGCAGGAATTCGCTCTTACATCCCGTCAGATGCACCGGGTATCGATTACCAAGATCTACGGTTCTACACCGCTGCGGGGCCTTCCGCCGCAAACACAGAACGAGCAAGGATCACGGCGGCGGGAGATGTAATTGTAAACGGTACGACCGTTCTTCAATCGGCAAAACTGTCTGTGCATAGCGGTTCTATCGCTGCCGAAAATAACGGTGTAGACGGAACTTATGAAAATGCGTTCATTGGTGTTTACGGCGCAAATAACAACGAACATAACGTCATCCAAACGGCGGTATCTTCTAGCGGTACTTTAAGTGGTTTCCGATTTAGGGCATCTAATGGCGGCGGCTCATCCGCTACGACCACTGTTCTTGATTTAACGCGCTGGCAAACCGTTTTTTACACAGACGGCTCCGAGCGTATGCGTATTACGTCGGCGGGAAGAGTCGGTATCGGTACATCATCCCCGTCTTACAATTTCCAAGTTCAAAAAACTTCTCTTGCGGCCCCTGCCATAATGATTGGCGGGGCGTTCTATGGTGGCCCAAGACTCCAAGTGTATGGCTTAGACGCCGACGCAAATGGTTGGATGGGACTTGGCACCGACATGGCAGGTAATCCGTACGAGCACAGTATTTATTTTCCGGATACTGGTAGTAACGGTATTCTGACATTCGGTACCTATAACGGTACGACGTATACCACGCGGATGTCGCTAACCCGAACCGGCAATCTCAATGTGACTGGCGCGTTATCCAAGGGATCGGGCTCGTTCCGTATACCGCATCCGCTTAAAGAAGAGACGCACGATCTTGTCCACTCGTTCATAGAAGGCCCGCAGGCTGACCTGATCTATAGCGGCAAGGTGCAGTTGGAAGATGGTGTTGCCACAGTCAATATCGACGCCGCATCAGGCATGACTGAAGGTACTTTTGTTGTACTGTGCCGCGACATCCGCTGCTTCACTAATAATGAAACGGATTGGGATAACGTCCGTGGCAAAGTTGTTGGTAATTTACTAACCATTGAATGTCAGAATTCAGATTCAAACGCCGTGATTTCGTGGATGGTGATTGGCGAGCGCCAAGATAAACACATGTACGATACGGATTGGACCGACGAAAACGGTAAGGTTATTGTTGAACCGGCAAGACCGGTAATTAAAAAGGGTTACAATTAGGAGACCTAAATGTCCGCTACTATCGTTTGGAATATCTCGCAACTTGATTGCTTGCCGCAGGCCCCGGAGGGGCAGGATTACGTTGTCACGGCCCACTGGCAGTGCAACGGCTCGGAAGTGTCAGGTGGCAATACTTATAGTGGCAGCACCTACGGCACCGCTTCATTCTCGGTTGTGCAGGGTGAGTCTTTCACCCCGTATGCCGATCTGACGCAGGATCAGGTGCTGGGCTGGTGCTGGGCTAACGGGGTCGATAAGGCCGCGAACGAAGCCAACGTGCAGCAGCAGATTGACAATCAAATCAATCCGCCTATCGTATCCCCTCCGCTGCCGTGGGCACCTCCTGCCCCGGTGGTCTAATAGTTCAATCAACAACGGGCTAATCCCCCGCACAAAGGTGAGTTATGGAAGTTACGCTTAAGATGTCTGTCGAAGAAGCCAACGCCATCCTGCAGGTTCTCGGTCAGTTGCCGACCTCCTCGGGCGCGTACCCCCTCCTTCTCAAACTGAAGGCGCAAGCCGACGAGCAGGTTAAGCCTGCTGATGCTCCGGCCGCGTAGGTAAATGCTCGGCCTCGCTCCTCTATCGTCAACACCATTTAGTTCGTTACTCGGGCTAGTTTGGAACGTTTCGGTCTCCGAAACGGCGGTAGGGAGCGATGCCGTCACCTCGCTTGTTGTATTTAATTCGGCGGTTAGCGAGACCGCCACGGCGTCCGACGCAGTCAGTTCGGGTGCATTCAAATACGTCAACGTCTCGGAGTTGGCGACCGGGTCGGACTTAATCTCCGCTGCCCAAGCCTTTGCCACTGATATATCCGAGTCGGCTACGGCCACGGACTTTGAATACGCGGCGGGTAACGTATTTGTCCCTGTCATTTCCGAAGTCGCGCAGGGCATAGATCAGGTCTTTACTAACACGGCCTACTTCGGTCAGATCGAAGAAGGGGCTAACCCGCACGATTACGCCTACGCTCAGGTCGTATTTGAGTCTGCGGTCAGCGAAGCCACGACGGCGTCGGATGTCATCTCTGCTTTGCAGACTTTTGCGACAAGCATTTCCGAGTCGGCATCGGGTGCGGATCAGATCGCGGCTGCTCAGGCTTTTGCTTCGCTCATCTCGGAAGGGGCGCAGGCATCCGAAGTCTTAGATACGTTCTTCTCGTTCATCACGTTCATTGATGAGAGCGCGGTAGCGACAGACACCCTCTCAGCCCTTTTGATTGTCCCCGCTGCGGTGATTGAGTCGTCCGTGGCTGCGGATCAAATGGCGGCAGTGGCGTCGTTCCAAACCGCAATTAACGAAGCGACCACAACGTCTGATGTGGTGCAGGCTGCGGCAGTTTTCACTAGCACTATTATTGAACTCGCTACGGTGGCAGACACTTTTGCGGCGGCTTACCTGTGGAATCCGGTAGATGACAGCCAAGGCTCAGTATGGCAACCTGTGAATGATTCGCAGGGCGGGGGCTGGACTCCGGTTAACGACGCTCAGGGAGCCACTTGGATCGAAATAAACCCGAATGACGACAAGCGTTATTCCTAGAGGCCAACATGACTACGTATAGTTCCAACCTCGGCATTGAACTGATCGGTACCGGAGAGCAGTCCGGTACGTGGGGTGTTACGACCAACACCAACCTAGGCACCCTGCTTGAGCAGTCGATTGCCGGGTATGTAACTCAAGCCGTTACAGACAGTGCGTCTCCCACAGTTCTGACCATTCCTAATGGTGCTACGGGCGTGGCCCGTAATATGTACATTGAGTTGACCGGTGCCCTGACTGCCGCTCGCGTGGTAGAGGTGCCGAACAACAAGAAACTGTACTTCATCTTTAACAACACCACGGGCGGCTTTGCCGTCACGGTCAGGGTCACGGGCCAGACCGGTATCTCGGTGCCGAACGCTGTTAAGACGATCCTCGTCTGCAATGGCACGGATATCGTCAATGCGACCAACGTGGTGGGTCCCACGGGCCCCACGGGTCCGACCGGGCCGACCGGTCCAATAGGCCCAACCGGCGCAACGGGTCCAACAGGTCCAACGGGTGCTACGGGCCCGACTGGTACGGCGGCGACGATTGCTGTAGGTACAACAACTACTAGCCCTGCAGGCGGCTCGGCTGCGGTCACGAACTCTGGCACGTCGTCGGCTGCGGTCTTTAACTTCACCATTCCGACCGGACCGACTGGTCCTACGGGTCCGACTGGCCCCACTGGGCCTATTGGCTTAACAGGTCCGACCGGCCCCACGGGTGCGCCGTCTACTGTGCCGGGTCCTCCGGGTCCAACGGGTCCTCAAGGCGCTACGGGTCCGACTGGCTCTGCTGCTACGCTGACGCTGGGTACGGTCACGACAGGTCCTGCAGGTAGTCCTGCGGTTATTACGAACTCGGGCTCGACGAGCGCGGCGGTCTTTAATTTCACGCTGCCAACTGGCCCCACTGGTCCTACTGGCCCTGCGGGCGCAACGGGTCCGACTGGTCCTGCGGGTCCGACTGGTCCTGCTTCAACGGTGGCTGGCCCTCCGGGTCCTCCGGGTCCAACTGGTCCGACTGGCCCTACCGGCCCCGCTTCAACGGTTGCAGGCCCTCCGGGTCCGACTGGTCCTGCGGGTCTGGCTGGCCCTCCGGGCCCAACTGGCGCTACAGGTCCGACCGGTCCGACTGGCCCTGCGGGGCTTGCTGGTCCTCCGGGTCCTACTGGTCCGACCGGTCCCTCGGGTGCGACAGGTCCGTCCGGCACGATCACTGTTGGTACGACGACAACAGGCCCGTCAGGTACGCCTGCAGCAGTGTCAAACTCGGGCACCTCAACAGCGGCAATCTTTAACTTCACGATTCCGCAAGGTCCGACTGGTCCCACGGGTCCGACAGGTCCTAGCGGCGGTCCGGGCCCAACTGGTCCTACGGGGCTTACTGGTCCACAAGGTCTTACGGGGCCAACCGGCCCGACTGGTCCTTCAGGCGGTGCGGGTCCTCCGGGGCCTCCGGGTCCGACTGGCCCTGCCGGTGGATTCACGACAAACTCTAACGCTCAAGTTAATTCCTTGGGTGTGGGCACCCCTGCGACAGGTACGGCGGGTGAGATCCGCGCAACTAACAACATCACGGCTTATTACTCAGACGACCGGCTGAAAACTCGCCTTGGCAAGATTGAAGAAGCCCTTGTAAAAGTGCGGCACCTTGAAGGCTTCTACTACGAGGCCAACGAGACAGCACAAAAACTGGGCTATAAGGTCAAGCGTGAAGTCGGTGTTTCGGCGCAATCTGTCAACACTGTTCTTCCTGAGATCGTGGCTCCGGCTCCGATTGATGAGCAGTACATGACGATCTACTACGACCGACTTGTGCCGCTTTTGATCGAAGCCATTAAAGAACTGGATCAGAAGTACACCGCGTTGGCAGACAGCCTGAAAAAAGAGTAACTCACGATGCCCGCCCCGAGTACGACAACCGCGCAGGATATCAACACTGAGTTAGGTCAGAGTACGACGACATCCGTCAACCTTAACGAGACGAAAGTACGGAATCTTGCGTGCAAGTCTTCGGGGCAGATTTCGTATGGGGATTGCCGTTGGGGAATTAACTTTCCGGGCGGGGCGCAGAGTGCGCTTATTTATATTAAGGACTATACGACTGACAGTACTCTTTACATCAATGCGAGTGATTTAACTTTTAGTCCAACGGAAGCATCGGCTTCGATTACGTTACAAATTAATAGCAGCGGCACAATGACGTTTTCGGCCAGCACAAGTTCAAGTTCAAATTCTACTTCGGTAACGTGGTTAACTTCTGGTTCTGCTGGAGATTACACGGCTCAGTTGAACGTTACTTTGGGTGATACGCCAAGTGGTTCAGCGATTAACACAGACTTGGCGTTGAGTACGACAAGGTCTTGGTCCTTTTCTGTTTCTACTGGCTTTTTCCCAACTCTAGTAATTAAAGAATGTTTTGGAAACTTGATTATTAAAGATAGCGGCGGAACATTGATTACGCGGCCAATTTACTTTCAAGTAGTTGCAGAATCACAGCCTTAAAAGGTTAAACATGCGCGGCGAATGGTGTTATTTCAAGTCTTACTTCCCGGCAGATTACTGCCAGCACATTATTGATGTCGCCTTAACGCGGGAGTCGAACGAAGCCAAGATCGGTACGAACGAGGGCATCAAGGCCGACAACTCGTTCCGTAGGTCTAACATTCGCTTCGTCAACAAGGGCGACCCGCAACTTGACTACCTGTTTGATGAACTGTGGAAGTTAGCGATCCGTGCGAATCAGGACTGGTTCGACGTGCATATCAGCAAGATCGACTACTACCAAATTGCAGAATATGACGGCGAGAGTAAGGGTGAGTACAAGACGCACCACGACATCTTCTATATGAATGGCGATCCGTACTACCACCGCAAACTCTCGTGCGTCATTCAATTGAGCGACCCGGCTGAATACGAAGGCGGCGACCTAGTATTTGAGCATGTGACAGGCACTCCCGACCGTGAGGAGATGCGTCAGAGGGGCACCGCTATTTTCTTCCCGTCGTTTGTGCGCCATGCCGCCCTGCCCGTAACTAAGGGTAAGCGGTACTCGGTCGCTGCATGGTTTGATGGACCGAAGTGGAGATAAAGATGGACGAAAAGCCGATTGATATAGAAATGTTTAAGGCACAGGTTCAGGCTGAACTGAACCGTCTTGAGGCTAAGTCGTCTGCCAAGGATGTCGCCGGTAAGGCCATCGGCAAGGACGGGCTCAAGTACATCACGGCCATCGTCGTTATCGGCGTGCTGTCGAGCCTTGCACTGGACTCGGACAAGATTGCTGCGGTGATGGGCCTCTTGGGTGCCTCGCTTACGGCGTTGATCTCCATGCTTGCCAACATTGCTGGGGCAACGGAGAAAGAAGAAAAGCCAGAATTCGCTGTCATTAAAAATCTTATATCCAAACTGGACAAGTTGGACCGTAAGGAACAGCCAATGCGTGTTGACGTGGACGGCGACCATGTGACCGTGACCAAGGGCGGTGACGTTGTGAGGGCGAAAAAATGATGACGCTAGTCTCGACTTTCCTATCGTTCTTGGCAGGTGGCCTGCCCAAGATCCTTTCTATCTTCCAAGATCGACAAGACAAGAAGCATGAGTTGGCCCTTGTCGCTGCCCAGAAGGAGCGCGAACTTGCGTTGGCCGAACGGGGCTTTCTGGCTCAGGCACGGGTAGAAGAGATCAAACTGGAGCAGATCCAGACTCAGACCGCCGCCGAGGAGCGTCAGGCGCTCTATCAACACGACATTGAGATTGGCAAAGGTGCCTCGCAGTGGATGATTAACCTCCGTGCGTCGGTGCGTCCGGTAGTCACTTACATCTTCGTATTGGAGTTGGTGGCGCTGAATATCGCTGGCGTGTGGTACGCCTACACGACGGGCATCCCGTTTGCCATCGCCATGGAAAATGTTTTCTCCGATGATGAGATGCTGATCCTATCTTCGATCATCGCCTTCTGGTTTGGCACTCAGGCATTCAATAAGAAGTGAAAGTCTCCGCTGCCGCCATCGACATGATTAAGCACCATGAGGGGGTGAGGACCAAGCCTTACCGCTGCCCTGCCCTCTTGTGGACTGTCGGCGTCGGTCACGTTATAGACCCCACACACGCAAACGTCCCATTCAATGAACGCAAGAATCTACCGATACCCGCAGGCTGGGATCGTATCCTCAGTATGGGAGAAGTGGATTCTATTCTTGCTCAAGATCTTGGCCGGTTTGAGCGTGGGGTTCTTCGACTTTGCCCTGCTGCTTCTGGTCGTCAAGGAGTCTTCGATTCTCTCGTATCTTTTGCCTTCAACGTGGGACTGGGGAATCTTCAAAGATCTTCTCTCCGGATGAAGACCAACCGTGGCGAGTTTGACGAAGCGGCTGAAGAGTTCCTGAAGTGGACGAAGGCCGGTGGCCGCGTATTGCCGGGTCTTGTGAAGCGCAGGCAGGATGAGCGTGCGCTCTATCTTTCGGGGGTTACGTAATGCCACTTCAAAAACTTGAACTCCGTCCCGGTGTAAACCGCGAATCTACCACGTATGCAAACGAAGGTGGCTTCTACGCGTGCGACAAGATTCGGTTTCGCTCCGGGTTTGCTGAAAAGATTGGCGGTTGGATCAACCAGTCTACGTTCACGTTTAGTGGAGTGTGCCGTTCACTCTTTAACTGGATTACCCTGACTAGCGACAACCTGCTAGGTATAGGCACTAATCAGAAGTTTTACGTTGAACTTTCTGGCATTTATCACGACATCACGCCGATTGCGTACAGCGAGACGCTGCCGAACAATCCGTTTGCGACGACCAACGGTAGTTACTTAGTCACGGTCACGACCCCGGCCCCGCATAGCCTTTCAATCGGTACGTACGTGACGTTCTCGGGTGTGTCGGGCGGTGGCGTGGTCAACGGCATCACACTGAATGGCAACTTTGAAATTATCTCGACCCCTTCAGCCTCCAGTTTTACGATCATTGCGGCAACGGTTGCGACATCGACTGGAACGGGTGGTGGGGCTGCAGTTTTAGCCGAATATGAAGTAAATGCAGGTAGTGCAACCTTTTCGCTCGGACTCGGCTGGGGCGGCGGTCCGTGGGGTTTTGGCGGTTGGGGCGTAGGCTCAACTATCTCCAGTCAGATCCGGTTGTGGTCACAAGATAACGACCAAGAGAACCTGCTGCTTAATCCGCGTTCTGGCGCTATCTATTACTGGCAAAAAGACACATCCACATGGGCACGGGCTATTACGCTAAATAACTATGCCAACACGCAAGTCAAAGCCACGACGCAGGCCACGTTTGCTTCGGGTGTTAGTACGATCACGGTCGTAGATCCGAACGGTATTGATACGGGCGCGGTGGTTGCGGGTACTGGGATTCCGGCGGGGACCTATGTCACGACGGCTTACGTACCGGGCAGTTACACGGTGCCAATTTCTGCGGCAACGACTGCTCCTTCTGCGGGCAACTACACGTTTAGTTATGCAGGTAGGCACATCCCGCGTAACACGTACCAGATTGCTACGTCGAGCGTTGGTAACTTTACGATTGCTTTCGGCTCCAACCCGTATAGTCCAGTTGATTTCGCCACGGCATTTGATCCGCTGCTAGTGCGTTGGTCCGATGCAGACAATCCGTTTGAGTGGGTTCCGGCAACGACTAATCAGTCGGGTGAGACGCGGCTTTCGTACGGTTCGTACATCGTATCGGCGCTTGATACCCGACAGGAAATCCTGATCTGGACGGACGCTGCACTCTTCTCGATGCAATACCTCGGTCCGCCGTACATCTTCGGCGTGAACTTGCTGATGGACAATATCTCCATCGCTTCACCTAATGCTGCCATTACGGTCAACAACGTCACGTACTGGATGGGCGTGGATAAGTTCTACCAATACTCGGGTCGCGTTGAGACGTTACCTTCAAGCCTTCGCCAGTTTGTTTTTAGCGATATCAACACGGATCAGTTGGCGCAGATCGTTGCGGGTACAAACGAAGGATTCAACGAAGTTTGGTGGTTCTACCCGTCGGCTAATAGCCTCGTAAATGATCGGTATGTGGTCTATAACCACCTTGAGCGCATCTGGTATTACGGCAACCTTGAGCGTTCTTTCTGGCTTGACTCACCGCTTCGTCAGTATCCAATGGCGGCGTTTAGTTATCAGAAGTCTTACCTATCTTCGGCTATCGACGACAGTGTGGCTATCATTCCGATGGTGAATTCAGCCTCATACCCAAACCAAGGCGTTGTGACGGTTGACTCTGAAAAAATCTTTTACACCGGCAAGACTTCTACGTCGTTGACCGGATGCACTCGTGGGTACGATGGCACAACGGCTACATCTCACATTCAATACAGCACCGTGACTTACAACGTGCCAAATCAAGTTATGAACCATGAGAACGGGAATGATGATCGTTCAACGGCGGAAATCCTGCCCATCGAGGCGTATATCGAGACTTCAGATTTCGATATCCAAGACGGCCAAAGTTTCGGATACATCTGGCGTATGTTGCCTGACTTGACTTTTAACGGATCTAACTCCGCTACGCCGTCTGTAACGCTAACCGTTAAAGCACGACAAAATTCAGGCACGCCGTACGTGCAGGGCGATAGCCCCACGGTGCAGGAAACGCAGTCTATTCCGATTGAACTTTATACGGGACAAGTCTATACCCGCATCAGGGGCAGGCAGATGGCCTTCCGTTTGGCCTCAACTGACATCGGTGTAGCGTGGCAGATGGGCGCGATGCGTTTGGATATTAGACCAGATGGGAGACGGTAATGATAGAGACTAAACCGTCTAAGGCGTCCAACCTTGCCGTTGCTCCGGTCGAGTACCAGCAGCGGTATCAGGACCAACTTAATAACCAGTTGCGTATCTACTTCAACCAAGTGGACGGCAACACGCAGGAACTGATTCAGAAACTCAACAGTTTGTCGGTCCTGTGCTGGCTTGGGGAAGGGTCGTTCTAATGGCTTTTCAGAATGTCATCGGCAATCGGTTGGCTCAAGCACAGACAACCACCTCGTATGTAACGATCTATACGACGCCACTCGCTACGCGTACGTACGTTAAAAACATCGACATCTGTAATACAACGAGCGGCACTCTGCGGTTTTACGTCCATTTAATTCCGAAGGACGATACGGCAAGTGCAAGTAACGCTTTGTTCTATAACGCGCCAATCAACGCCAACACGACTGTGCAGTGGACGGGCTCTGAGATCTTGACTCCGGGTGATCTAATTCAGATCAAGGGCAGTGCCGCAGGCATTTCAATAACGATCACGGGCGGTGAAGCGACATGACGATCACAGTCTATCCGCCGTATGGGTCGGACCCCAATAACCCAATCTACGTTAACTTCAATCCGACCGCGACGGATGCATTTGGTCGGTTGCAGGTTTCTAATCCGTACACGCTCTTCGATAGCCAGAACCGCTACGCCATCGACAATCAGTTTGACACGGCTACGACGGGTACGGGGGCAACTTCGTTTCTATCTAATGAATCATCTGTCGCACTAAGTGTTACAAGCGGCGGCGTAGGCTCTGTCGTTCGTCAGACCTATCGGTCTTTCCCATATCAGCCCGGTAAGGGTCTCTTGGTTCTGGCTACGTTCGTTATGGATAGTAGTAGCAGTGTGAACCTCACGCAGCGCGTCGGATACTTCAACAGCCAGAACGGCGTGTTCTTCCAACGCGTAGACGGTGTGTATTCGTTTGTGTTGCGTTCGTATGTGACGGGCGTAGCGAGTGATGCTCGTACTGTCAATCAGTCCTCGTGGAACGGCGACAAACTGGACGGCACCGGCCCTAGCGGCATCACGCTTGACCCGTCCAAGGCGCAGATTCTGTGGATGGACTTTGAGTGGCTGGGCGTCGGCTCGGTGCGCTGTGGGTTCGTCATCAACGGCGTGTTCATCGTCTGCCATACGTTCAACAACGCTAACCTGATTACTAGCGTTTACATGACGACGGCAATTCTGCCGGTGCGGTATGAGATCACTTCTGCTTCTGCAATGAATGCTACGCTTAAGCAGATCTGTTCTACGGTTATTTCGGAAGGCGGCTACGAGCAGGCATCCATCGACCATGTAGCGCGGCGCACCACGATATTTACGAATATTGATACCGCTGCCAACTTCTACCCCATCGTGTCCATCCGGCTGGCTTCGACGGCCTTGGGCGCGGTGGTCCTGCCGAACCGCATTCAGTTTCAGCCTACAACACTGCAGAACTACGAGATTGCGTTAATTAAAAACCCGACCCTAACCGGGGCTTCGTGGGCCGCTGTCTCGTCTGATGCCAATGTGCAGATGGACGTTTCAGCCACGGCTATTTCTGCTGCTGGGACCATCGTGCAGACGGGGTATATTTCCAACACGGGCGGTGGTGGGCAGACCAGCACTGTATCCCCAACGGGCTATAACTGGGACACCCAGATTGGAGTGTCTTTGGCTGGAGTCAGCGACATTTATACCCTAGGCGTCCGGACCATCTCGGGTGCCACCAAAGGGGACGGGGTAGGGTCTATCTCGTTCTACGATCTGACGCAATAGAAATGCTAACATCAAACGAAATTGACCCCGTGAGGGCGCTATGAATCCGAAATACCCACAGGGCGGTGCAATACCGGTGCCGAACCCGTCTTACCCTATGGCACGGCTTAATGGCAGTGCTTACGCCGCACCACTTAACTACAACCAGCCGTCTGAAGTTGTAGGTGGATATGACGCTAAGATCAACCCAATGACCGGCGAGGAAATTCCGCAGGTCAATTTTGCTCGTGGTGGGCGGGTCGCCCCTCAAGCAGGGCTGGCTTCGCTACTTGCCGCTCAAGGCCAAGGTCCTGACAACACCCTTGTCCACATGAGTCAGGACGAAGTGCGTGCGTTGCAAGACATCGCACGGGCGCAAGGGTTTGAACTCCCTCTTAACCCTATAACTGGTCTCCCTCAAGCCGGGTTCCTGAGCGACTTCTTGACCTCAGTTGGCCGTGGTATTCGCTCGATTGCCACGACTGCACTGCAGAACCCGCAGACCACGGCACTTCTGACGGGTGCGGCCTACGGCGCTGTGAAGGGTGATCTGCAGAAAG